ACCTGGGTCAGCACAGCCGACTTGCACTGGTCGGTGATGTCGGTGCCGGGCGTTGCTGCGCCGATTGTGACAACAGGGTTCGCGAGGTAGGTAACTGTGGCCATGATTAGTCCTTCCGTTTCTTGGTAGTAGTTCTAGCAGTTTTTTCGGGTTTCGGTGCGTCATCGACGGCAGTAATAATGCCGGCGTTCAGCAGGTAGGGAATGTTGCGGGTGTGCGGGTCGGTCAGTGTGTCGCCGGGTTGCAGGCCAGCGAACGGGCGTTGGACGATGTAGGTCATGGTGCCACCTTGGTGCCGATTTCTAGGTCGTAACTAGCGTATGACGCGCCGCCGATCTGGGTCACGGTGGGTCGGCCTGATCGCAGTCCGATCTTGGCGGCCCTGATTTTGTCGGACAGTTCCAGCAACTTGAACAGTGCTTTACGGTCGCCGGGGCCGATGGTGATGACCTTGATGGTGAAGTCCATTTCAGGCACCACGTTGGTGTGCATGGTAAACGACGGGGCTTCAACCAGAATGCAGGGTGGGTTGATGTTGCGCGGGTCGCTGTTGTACACCACCGGCAGGTTTGTGATCTGCCCTAGCCGGGTAACCAGGGCGTCGAAACCGTCGTTTAGGGTGTCAGCCACTAGGCCACCTGCGGTCGGTTGCAGCCCAGCAGGCGAAGAATGTCGCCAAATGACCCGCCGACGGGTGCGCCGGTGGCCAGCGGGTCGAACGACGCGTATTGGTCGATGCTGCCGCGCATACGGTACAAATAGCCGGCGTACATGACGGCCGCCAATTTGGCTGAATTGTTGGGGGCTGTGCTTGTGCTGTCGCTGTATCCGGCTTCCCTGCGTCTGTTCCAGCACCAATAATTTGATGCGGCGGTGGCCAGCACTAGCAGGTCGTAATCGGCTGACGGCCCGGTGATGGTGAATCCCAGCCAATCTTCGACGTCACCGACGGTAATCCAGGTAACTGTCACCGTGTAGGTAAGTGTGCCGGCGGTCGGTGTGCGTGCTTGGTTGGCGGCTGTGCGGGCGAACGCGATCTGATTGGGAATAATCATCGCGGTGTCGTACAGGTAATCGCCGTACTGGTCCACACCTGTGAACAGGTATTGGGGTACGGCGGTCACCGTGTACGTTCCGTTCCATGCACCTGCACTGGTGATGGTGATGCTGTCGCCAACTTCCACAGGGGTGGGCGTCAGCGTCTGAATGACGCCGACGTTATCCACCACCTGCGTGTTGGTGATTGTGTAGGTCGCCACTTGGCGGCCTCCTTGTGCTTAGAAGTCGAACCAGGCGAACTTCGTGTTGTCGATGAACAGTGCCGCGAAGTATCCGCGCACGCTGATCTGACGTCCCAGCACATCGGGCTTTTCGATGCTGACAAGGCCCTTCATGGTTTCGTAGATTTCGAAACCGGCGTACGGGCCTGCGGCGGTGCCAAGGCTGATGAAGTCGCCCGCGAAGTCCAGGCCCGGGTCCACGACCAGGGACAGGCCCAACGGGTTGGCAACCGTTGAAGCGGCTGACATCTGACCCGAAGCGTTCATCGGGTTCAGCGTCGGGAACAGCGGTCGCTTGGCGTCATCGACCAACGCGCCGATGGCTTCGAAGCCAGGCGTTCCGATCAGCAGGTGCGTCGGCATGACGCGGCCGGCGTTCAGAACCTTCACCGCGCCGGCGTACACCTTGGCGATGAAATCTTCCGACGTTCCGTCCCAGGTACCGACCGACTGGCCGCCGCCGATGTTGTTGGCGAACTGCGCGCACGCATAGTTCGACGTTGCGATGGCGTACTGGTTGGCAAGGTCGCGCAGCAGAATGTCCAACGCTGACGGGTCGCTGAAATCGACCGTTTGTTCTGACACAAGAACCGTGCCACCGAACGTCAGTTTCGTGACCACGATGTCATCGACCAGCATTGTCGTGGACGAAAGGCCAGTCAGTTCAGGGTTCTGCTGTGCAACGCTGGTGTGCGTCACGATCTTCGGACGAATGAACGTCTTACCTGCACCGGGCATTGCACGCGCACCGATCGCGGTGACGATCGGACGAAGCGGCGCGATGTTGTCGAACGTAGGTCCAAGAATCGGAACCGGCACCACGCCAGGAAAGTCGGCAACGGTCTGATCGCCAGCGGCAGCGGTGATCGGCGCGTTATGTTCAACCCACAACTGCACTTCGCGGCGTGCGGCTTCGGCAGACTCACCACCACGAATAATCGCGGTCATGTACTCAGCGACGGTCGGCAACTTGGTAGGCACACGCTTGGCCTGCGCCCAGACGGGTGCGGTCGGTGCGGGTGCGGGTGCTTCGGTTTCGTTCTTCGTGATATCCATGTCGGCAGTCTCCTTTGCCTGGTTGTGTGTGATCTTAGTGGCAGCAACGCGGGTAATGCGTGCATCCTTGAACGCGGGTTCGGCTACCAGACTGATTTCGCGTAGCACGCCCTTGGCGACGATCAGGTTCCCGGCGTCGTCGTAGCCGGCGTCGATCGGGTCCACGCCAACTGACACGCTGTCGATGGCCCCGTCTTTGACCAGTTCCAGGGCGTCGTTTCCGTCGCGGCTGGCACTGATTCGGGCGGTGAACAGCAGCGCGTTGGAGGTTTCCTGCAATGCCTGAACCACGCCAACGATCTGGGTGCTGTCGTGATATTTCATTAGTTTCGGCTTGCGGCCTGATTCGATGGTGAGGCTGCCGGGCTTGAAGATCACCGACTGGCCGCCTGACACGGTGGCCGGGGTGTTGTATGGAACCGCCACCCCACTAATTTCGCGTTTGCCAGCCCCACTGTCGCTGGCTTCAATAACGGTGACGGTGCCGGCGCACACGATAGTCGGGCCGCTGTAATTGCTGGCCGTCATCGTCATTTCGTCGTTTTCTTCTTCTTCCAGGAAACCACCGGGTTCGATGCCTTCTTCCAGGCTGATCGCCACCATTTGATCGACCGCATCCTGTTGCGTCAGGTGGCAGCCCAACATTTCCCCATCGTCCTTGACGACGGCGTAGCCGGCGCAGCCTTCGGCTTCTTCGGTGACGTAGTACGGCATTTAGTTGGCCTCCCTTGGGGTGATGGAACTGCCGGAACCAGCAGGGGCAGCAGTGTCCTGCTGGCCCGACAGCCCGTTTTCTTCCAGGTAGGAAGTAACGTCTAATTCGATGTAGCGGCCGCGTGGCGTCACGCTAGGCATCGACAGGGTTTGTTCGATGCATTCGATGTACGGTTTACTGCCGAACAGGTACAGGTCTTGCCGTGCTTGCTGGGCGTTCTGGTATGTCATGCCTGAACCGACAGGTGCGTTCACAAGGTACGCCGGAATATTGGCGACGCGGGACAGTTCAACAGCCTGATATTGGCGTGCCGCTACTAGTTCCATTTTCGACGGGTCAATGTTGCTTTCTTTCCAATCGACGTATTCGTTCAATGCACCGATGGCACCGTTCTGTCGTGCTTCCGACCATGCTGCTGCTAGTTCTGCCAGGTCTTGCCCAGACATGGGTTCACCGCCAGTTTGTTTCAAGTAGCCGGCAGGTACTTCCATTGTGGCGAACCGTTCGGCTGCACGATCAAGACGCAACGCGGTGGTGATCGCACGCTGCCCGGTAACGATTAGCGCGGGAATCGGTGACAAGAACTGCACAACGTCGCGCGTGTTCAATTGCACACCCTGGAAATAGATTTGGTTCGACGGTCCCCAATATGACGCGGCCGGTGATACCTGGTCCATCGTCGTGACATCGACAGTGGGAATCCAGGTAAATGCGCTAGGGAATCCGGCGGCGTTGCGTTGGGTGACAATCCAGAACGCACGCCCCCACATGATTAGGTCTTGCGTTGTCTGGGCCAGTATGAAATTGCGGGTCACGTTCGGGTCGGGTTGCTGGAACCAGGTGTCGGGTGGCAATTCGATGCGTTCGTATTCGTCGCCGTTCCATTGGCGGCCGTATTGTTTGATTTCCAGCGACGACACCATGCCACAGATCAGGTCACGCGCACGGCTGATGGTTGGCACTTGCAGCGCGGCCACGACGGCCGCGTTATTTGTGTAATTGACGAATTCCCCAACCATTGGGTTACCGGCCGCTGCTGCGGCTACCGCCGTTTCGGGGCGGTTCACCATTTGCACTGGCTTAGGTGTAAAGAATCCCATGCCTGTGATGCTAGGCCACGCGGCGCGGCATACTTGTGGCAATCACCGGGCGGCGCACGTTCGATGTGGGTTTAGCGGCCAGCGCGGCAGCGATCACTAGGCAGCGTGCCAGTTCGACGGGGCCGGGTGATTTGTTGCTGCTGATGGCGATGCTGCCGGGTGTTTTGACTGCGACGGCGCGGCCGCAGTGTTCGGCCAGCATGGTTTCGCCGGTGTGCGCCAGCCTGCGTTCGACGATCATCTGTTTCACTGCGCCGGTGTATCGGGTTATTTCTTGGTAGCCCCAGATGGTGCGCCGGTGGGTTAGGTCGGTGGGGCAGTGGGTGTCAAGGGTGGGGGTGATGTACAGGGCCACACCGGGGTTGTCGGCTAGTTGGCGGCGTACTTGGTCCCAGAACTGTTCGCGGGTGTCAGCCATGAACGCCACAGTGCAGGTGGTTACGCCTTCGGCGTTGGCGTTGGCCCTGACAGCGACATAGCGGCCGTCATCGATCGACACTTCACAGGCCAGCACGCCACCCGGTAACGGGGGCAAATCGGTGCGGCATTTGTCGAATTGGCCTGGAAGCAGCCAGCCGGCGTCGGTCTGGCACCATACGTTCACGGATGATCGTAGGAAGCCGGCCCGGTTGGGGGCTGTGGATTCGCGCTGTAATACCTTGGCGGTCAGGGTGCGGCCCAGTGCAGGATTGGCATAGGCCCACGCTTCGGGGGTCATCGGGTCCAGTTCTGGGGGTGGGCTGTATTCGGCCAGGTAGATCGGGGACGATTCGCCGGTGTCCATTGCGCGGATGGCGGTTTCGCGGTGGCGCAGCATGGCGACCGATTCTTCGGTGCCGGCTGTGGACCACATACTGCACAGGGGGTTCGGTCGGGCGCGTTGGGTGGGTAGCAGGCCGATGTCCAGGGTGTCGGAATCGATGCCCCACACTTCATCGATGATCAGGAAATCGACAGACATACCGTGACCTGCTGACGGCCGGGCGGCCTTGACCACCCATTTCGTCTGCCCCAATGTCAGGCTGTTACGGCTGTACGCCCATACGGCTTTCGCCCCGAACTTGGCTTCAAGGATGGGGGCCAGGTCTTGAAACAAAGACGTTGCCAGGTCCAGGCGGTGCGCGGTACTGACCACCGTGATCGGCCGTTTCACGATCACCGGGTATTCGGTCAGCAGCCAACCAATCAGCGCGGCCAGCGCAACGGTCTTGCCGTTCTGACGGGCCACAGACACCAACGACAGTGCATGACACCAATCACCATTGGCGTCATACGACAGTTGCTGATCTAGAACGTGACGCTGCCAGGGCATCAGATCAATACTCAGATGCGAAGAAGCCCACTCAGCCACAGCCGGCCCATACGTTCCCACAGCATCAGGCACCGTCGTTTCCAATCGCGGCAAATCATGACCGGTTCCCGGCACTTCCTTCGGTTTCCCTTCGGATACGAAGAACGATGGGCGTCGGGGGCGGGGGGGGTGTGAATCCAAAAAGGTTTCGGGTTCTGCGGCGTGTGATGTGGCGCGTGCGCGTAGGGCTTGGCGTGTTCGGTTCTTCGCTTCCAGGTATGCCTGGCCGCGCTTGCTGTTACAGGTCTTGCAGGATGGCACCAGGTTGTCCACTTCGTCGCTGCCACCTCTGTCGTGTTCGATCAGGTGGTCGGCTTCGACGGCGGGTTTACGTTTACACCAGTGACAGGTGGGGTTGCCGGCTAGTACTTGTGCGCGGTTGCGTCGGTAGTTGGTTGTGCTGGTTCGTTTCGGCATTGGTGCTACCTGTGTCGATGGTAGCGGGGGAATGTCCCCCGCGCCCCCTGCTGGCGCGCCGCGTGCGCGGCTTGCCCTTGTCGTGAATGCATCGGTTCACAGGCGTAGTGCGCCCTGGGTCCCACGCCGTTCGTTGTTCGCACGAATCCCACTAGCCGCTACCCGCTTGGTGTCGTGCAGGGGCTTGCCCTGGCTGTCTAACGGCCGAACTACCGGTTGTTAGCCGGCGAGGATTCCCACCTACACCCCGTATCACGCTGGGGTTGCGCCACAGTTGTGGTGTGTTCAGTTGTCGTTTGTAACGCCGTACCAGGTCTGAATAATGCTAAATGCTTGGCTGATGTCGTCATGCGCGTAACCAATCCACTGGCTGTCAGTGGTCGCGTGTGCCGCGTTGAGTGCGCGTTTAGCGTTCAGTAACGCCATCTGCACAGCCATCACATCGGACATGGTGGGGCGTAAACGTATGGGTTTCACTGTGCCGCCATCAGCGCATCGATCAATTTGCTGGCTTCCATTTTCAACAGCGACGCGAACGATGTACCGGTCAGGCCGCGCACCCTTGTTTTGGCGTCAGCGACCTGGGCGGCCTTGTCGGTGATGCCCATAGCGGTGTACATGGCGTGAATCTTGCGTAGTTGGGCTTCCGACGCACCTGCGGGTGACCCGCTGCCAGGCGGGCGGGGGTGGTCTGGGAATGGTTCTTCATAGTTATGGCGTGCCACCTTGGTCATTTCTTCACGGCTGGGACGCTTCGCTGGGTCACTACCAGCGTGACCGGCGTTGGCCAGTGCGCGGCCGACGCTGCTGGTTTCACAATTGGCTAGGTGTGATGTTCGGTTCACGGGGCTGCTGCCGCGTGTTTCTTCTTCCCATCCCGTAGCAATCAATATTTCGTTATTAGTTGCCGGGTTGTATTCGTACAGTTCGGCACGAAATACACACCGATCGTCCGTGTAGTGAACCAGGTGCGTGATCACGCGGCCGTATTTGCCGTCGTGCGTGACCGATTCCAGCCATCGTGCCAGACGTACCGCTACTGGTTCGTAATCGTCAAGGTTGAATCCCACTGGGCTGCCTCCTGTGGTGTATTGGTGTGTGGAAGTGTAGCCATTGGCTGTAACGCGGATTGCGGGGTCATGTAGCACGGCCATCGGACATCAGTACGCCAATGTTGGGGCTGGTTGCAGTCGTCTAGCCATGCCCAGCCGATCAGGCGCACAGTCCAGTCGTATTTGGTGCCTGGCACAGCGATCGCCAGAACGTAGGGGGCGTGTTTGTCGCCTGGGTGGGTGATCAGGCTGCCGGCTTCCCGCAGTGTGGTGCGTACTTCGCACCCTTCGACGTCGTACGCAGCCCGGTCATAGCCCCGGTACCCGTACACGACACCTAGGTGTTTCGACAGTGCTACTTCGCCGGTGACGCCCAACAGGGTGGTGCGCCAGGTCTGGTCGGGGTCGTTGGGGTGCAGGTAGCGGTGGGCGTAGCCGTTGGTGTGGGCTTCGCGTATCCATTGGCGTGACACATAGCGGGCCAGTGTCATGTCGGATTCGTCCAAGTGAATTTCAAGCACGGCGGCTGGCTTCCAGGGTGGCGATGTCGGCCCGCAGTTCATCGATGACGGTCTGCTGGTACATGATGTGTGCTATGGCTTGGCTGAACATGGTCAGGTCGCTGGCGTTGCGGCAGTGTTCGGCGTAGTCGGTCAGTTCGGCCAGTAGCCGGTCGGTGTTAGTGACGGCGTACCAGGTGCTGCGTTTCATCGTCCTAGCAGCCATACCAGCCCCACATAGATCGCACAGAACACGCAGCCGACGATCAGTAGGTGGTCCATTGGGTCCAGCCTCCTTCACGCCAGATCAGTAGCGCGGCGTACAGGTTCACTAGCGGGTCCAGTAGGGCGTTGCAGTCGTCCAGTACCGCCTTGGTTTGTAGGTAACCGTTGGGCCACCATCGGGTTGGTTCACACCACGAATCGGTATGCACCTGCATCAAGCCCAGGCTGACCCCACGTTCCAAGTCGCCCACCGCTAGCGGGTAGCAGCCGGATTCGGCGTACATGACCCGCAGAATGGTGTCGTATTCGGTGGCTGGCCAGCCCACAGACACCGCCAGACGTGCGTAATCGTCGCAGGACGGTGCGGGGGTGGGAATGGTGGGTATGACGGGCTGCGGCGCAGCCTGGGGCATTGTGGTGGTTGTGGTGGGGTCTGGGTATTGGCCCATGATGTCGATCACGCGGGGGTCGGTGGTCGGGGTGTTGGGTCGGTCGATCAGGCCGCCGGTGATGGTGCCGACGATCATGGACAGGGCTACGGCTAAGCCGCTGATGAGTCCGGGGTTCACTTCGTTGCCTCCCCTGTGGGTGTGACGCTGCGGTGGTCCAGTTGAATCGGGACGCCCCATCGGTCCCATGATTGCTGCCTGAACGCGATCTGACAGGCTTGTGATTTGTCCTGGCCTTGTGGCCTAAACAGTTGCACCAATATTTCGGTGCCATCTGGCATGGTGCCAGTAAATACTTCGTACAGGATTACGTCCATCGGTGCTGCCTCCCGGTTGGATTAGTTGTCGCTATTGACCGTAGCGGCTGCCTGTGCGGTAGTGGTGAATATCTGTCTGAACGCCTGTTTCACGCGGTCCGGGTCTTGGGCGAACGCCAGTTCGATTTCGATGTGGAACCAGTCGCCGCCCGGTGCGCCTGTAAACGTGGGTTTCGTGGGTTTCTGCCATGCTTCGGCGGCTGCTGGCTTGACGATGCCGACGCCGGCGCGGTCGCAACGCCATGAACGGCCGAATTGCTGGGGCCAGTAATCAATCACTAACTGAATGCCAAGGCCTTGCCAGTTGGTTAGCGCGGTGCGTAGCCAATCCATTGCAATGCGGCGGCCATCGGAAACGCCCTTGCCGTTGGATTTCATGTACCGGTAGGACAGGTCCATAGCGACGCCACGCGCATGGTTTGATACTTGGCCTGGCTTGCCGCGTATGTCGCGCACTACCCAGGTGCCGTTGTTCCATAGTGCGCCGCCGCTAGTAATGCCGGCTTGTCGCGCCCATTCTTGACAGCCTGGTAGCGGTGCCTTGGCGACCGGGTATGTGGGTACGACGTACGGTTTCGGCACGCTTTACTTTTTCGGCTTGTCGCCTAGTTCCTTGTGATGCCCGAAGAACGATGCCAAATGTGGGTCGCTGACCTTGCTGCTAATAAATGCCAGCAGCGCGGTTGCCAGTGGCATACACATAGCGATGAGGGCCGGGTCCACGTTGGCGTTATGTGCCAAGTAAACGCCAATGCCCAGCAGACCGCCCTTGACGGTTTGATCGGCTGCCTGTTTAGTTGCACCGTTCATGTCGGCTACTCCTCA